AATGGCTTGCTCGCCTCAATAGTTCCGGCATCGAGAAGCCTATAGATCGTCTTTTTGCTCACACCCAAAAGGGTCGCAGCCTCACATGTCGTAATTTCGTCGCTCATGCCGCCTTTCTTTTGGTTGCGGGTTTCACCTTATTTTGGTAGGGGGTGGTTATACACCCATCGGCAAAAAAAAGGCGGCGAACATACGATGACAATGACCTGCCTTCTTCCTTCGCCGCTTTCTTGAGAATTTCGACCTCGTTAGCCTCAAGATAGAGACCAACGGAGACCAGACTACTTTTGCTTTTTGTTATGCTCATAAATTTTTTCTTTAAGAACTTCAGTCATGGACAGGCCACGCTCTTTGGCCAATTGTTGCAGGATCGCTTTCTCTTCCGGGGTCAACCAGACGGCGATTTGTTTTTTCCCTTTTGCTCTTTTGCTTGGCACATCCACAACCTTGCAGGTGTATAACCACCCGTCAACAGCAAATCTGAAATTTTTTTCAATAAGGTGATCACCTACCCAAATAAAACTATTGACATCCGCATAGGCATTGCCTCCGCAGGCAAAAATAATTTTTTACCCGCTTAAACAGACGCTCTGCGGGCGACCCTTCTTAACTCGTCACAAAATTGCAAACCAACCAAAAGCCCGCAGACCCGCATGAATGCTGGATGCACTGGCCACAAAAGAAAGTCCGGCTACCCATGCTTTTTCTTTTTTCCGGAATCGATTTTTTTGAAGTTCCGGTGCGTGCGCTTGAGTTTTTTCTGCACGGCCTTGATGTCTGGCGAGACGGAAAGGCGCTCCGGCATCGTTCCTCCCATCTCGCGTATGGCCCCGCGCACCGTCTTGCCCACAGCCTCCGCGGCGGCCTCCAGTCGCCCTTGTCCGCGCACCGCATCGCGACGAATCTTCGATTCCGTCTGCGTGATCCGGAAAAGGTTCGTCGCCAACTCCTCCTTACCCATGAAATCCAGCGGAGACCTGTTGTCCGGCACCCCCTTGACCATCCGCAGGCGCGAAATGTCCATGTTGTAGAGTCCCCGGTAGCCCGCGTTTTGAAAAAGGGCATACTTCTCCACGCCCGCCCCCTTTGCCACCCCGCTCAACGACCTCTCCCTTTCGCTCACCTCGCTGCGGATGTGCACGCGCTCTACCGCCTCCGCGTGCACCACATATTCCTGCATTGCCACCGCAAACGCAGCGAAATACGCCTGCGCCATTGCCACTTCGGGCTTTTTCACATCCCCGTTCATCGCAGCCAAATAGCACGCGAACCGCGACAGCTTGTAATCGGTAAAAACCTTCCCGCGCACCTCGCGGTTCTGCGGCACGATATTCTCCCCCAGATCAATCCCCAGCGAAATGCAAATTCCCATCGCTTTCTGCACCGACTTAAAAAACGACTCCATCGAAGCATACCCAAGCAACTCCGCCAAGGTCGAGGCCCACCAGAACCGGAACCCGTTGTCGTTCCCAAGCGATTCAAAACCCGGCTTGTCCGGCTCCAACTGGAAAGGGTTCTCCATCGGGGTTGCAGGGATTAACTCGGAGTCACTCATACTTTAAATCTGTCCGCGCCCGATCTGAGGTGCAAGTTTGGATTGTCAAGGGAACTTATCAAACCGTTCTTGAGTTCCCCTTCACTTTCTTCGCCCGATTTTCCAGCACCCGCGCAATCACCTTCTCGCGATTTCGCTGATACCAGTCCGCCTTGCGCTGCGCCTCGGCCTCTTTGAACTTGTCATCGGTCGCATACTTCGTCTTGTATTGCCGCGCCATGAATTTCCGCTGCGTTTTTTTGTTTGCGTAAGGCATAGGTCAAATCCTCCACCATGCCTCGGAATCCGCTCTGGCAGCGGGAACGGCGTAGACTCGCTGCACCATCGCAGGACTGGAATGTCCCATCTGAAAAGCCGTCAGCGGGGCGCTCTTGCACCGCGCCAAGTGGTAGGTCGCGAACGAATGTCGGAGCGAGTTCTCTGGGAACCCATCCCAGCCCAGCTTCGCCGCCAGCCGCCTGCGCTCCTCGTAATGCGCCCGCGCACTCCCCGGCACAATCCGGCCCTTTTTGCCGGTGAAGAATTTTTCCCTCCGCACCATCGGCTCGGTAAGGTCCACGATCCGGTCCATCATGCCGTGATGCTGCTTCGACACTTCCGGCCTCACCCAAATCTGCCCAGCCTTCACATCGATGTCTTCCCAGTTCATCCGCTGAATCTCAATGCTCCGCAGGCCAGCAAATCCGCCCAGCAGGATCGACGCCCTCATCTCATCACTCATCTCCGCAGCGAGGAGCGCCCGCATCTCCTCGGCATTGAGGATGCCCTTCCGAGACCTCGCCCTCGGACAATCCACCGCCCGGAAAGGCGACCGATCCAGCAGGTCCATTTTCACGCACCAGTTGAAAAACAATCGGACATAGCGGTAGACCGTCGCTCGCTGCGTGTCAGAGCCTTTGATCTTGCCGAACCACTCCACCATCATCATCGGGGTCACAGCCTTCAGAGGGTATCGCAAATCACGCGATAACCACCCGCAAACCTTCACGATTTTTTCAAGGTGCGATTTAGATTTGTTTTGGAAAAGCGGAATGAAGATTTTTGCAGCACCGGCCAGCGACGGCCCATCCTTTTCTTCTAACCCATCGAGACCGCCCTTCTGGAGCTTCTTCAAAATCCGTGGCGCATCGGACCACGCCTGCCCCTCGGTCTGGTAAAAATACCGCAGCCGCCTCCCAGCCACCTTCGCAGGGATATCGAGTTTCCAAGGCGAGGTCCGGCGCGTAGAATCAAAAGTTACTTTGTAGGACATATCTGGACATTAGCTTGTGCCAGTTGTGCCAAGATCGCAACCGATATTTGTCCTTTTAAGGAAAAACGAGTCTTGAAAAGTCTAGACACAGAAAACCCGCAGAACCTGTATTGATCGGCTTCTGCGGGCTTACTAAGAGGAGTTTACCGGCGGTCGGGATCGAACCGACACTCATTGCTGAACGAGATTTTGAGTCGCTTTTGGCGCGTTGATTTGCAGATACTTAAACCCGCTTGTGCCAGCTTGTGCCAGATTACACCGAAACGGGACGGATTCGGATGAAATTTCGAGCAATGGATTTTTGGCGAGCTTTGCGCCAGACACCATCGCCAGATTCTGAGTCTCGCTCCCCTCGCCCATTGGTGTTTCCTTCGATGGTGATGATCTGGTGGCCGGAATCAGACTCGACAATTCCGACATGAGAGAAGTCGAAGACGACGATGTCGCCGGGTCTCGCGAGTTCACGGTCGTGGAGGATGATGGCGGTCTTCGGGCGGGCTTTGGCCCATCCGAGGAATCCGTAGGCGAGAGCGGTCTTGGGTCTCCAGTCCTTCGGCGTGGAGGCTTGGAGGTTGAGCCAGTCGCGGACTCCGGGGTGGTCGAGCCACTCGGCGATGCACCAGTCCACGAAGGCCGCGCACCATGGCCATGAGGCGGGCTTGAGGTCGGTGGCCTGCTGGTAGTCGCGGATTTTGGATCCGTTGTTGTTCCCGCCTTCTTCGCGGACTCCGATTTGTGAGGCGGCGATTTCGGCGAGGAGCTTGGTCATTTGTCTTTGAGGGCTTTTGCCTCGCCGAATTTCGACCAGGCGTGGTTGAGATTCTGATCTCCGGGGAGTTCGGGGTTGGTGAGCGGAATGTATTTCACCGACACGCTGACTTGCAGGTTGCCGAGTTCGCCTCGGCGATCACCGAATGGAGGAACCGGAACGCTGACGCAGGAGGTGAGGAATGCCAGCGCCACGAAGGCTACGACGATCAGTCCTGCGGCGATCCGGCGTGGTCTCATCCTTTGCGGAAGATGTTGATCGCCCCTACGAGGCCGAGGCCCGCTGCGACGATGGCTTCTTGGTGCTGTGGACTGAGCGACACGCCGAGGGCTGTGAGGACGAGCAGGATGCCCCTCCATGTGGAGTTCTCGTTGAGCCTGTCGAGGAGGTAGTTGAGTGGTTTCATGGTGGCTTATATGGTATCAGTCAAAACGGGTGAGTCAAATCAATCTTCGGTGGTGGCGTTTTGGTATGCGCCGACAACCGGCTTGATCATGTTGAGGAGGACGGCTGGCGCGGCCATTGGCGGGGCGACCGCTAATGTGCGAGCGATAGCGGCCCACTCTTTCAGCAGAGCATCGGGATCATCAAATGCCAAAATATCATCAGCGTTTTTCAAAGCCCTTAGGCCGGACTGCCCAACGCTAATCAACGGGTTCTGCGTTGGCGCAAACCAACCAGCCCCGGAAAGTTGAGAGAGGACTGAATCAAACATCGTTCCAAAAAACAAATACCCTTGCAATGGAGCAAGCGCGAGCGCCCTCACCCAACCGCCGAGTGTCCAGATATCTTCATCATCGTCGTCCGTGAATGCATCGCGGTAGGACGATGCTACTACATGTGAGAGTGCCGCCATGAGTTCCACGGCGATAATTCGGCGAATATGCGTCCATTTATCTCCGCGTCCTGTGACGAGTCCACGAATCGCATCAGCCATGATTGAGGTTTTGAGTCTCGGATCGGACATAAAAAGAAAAAATGCTTTTGTGTAAATATTCCCGCTGTTCTCAACATTGCTTTTTTGCCCAAAGGAAACCGGCTGGGCAAAACGGTAAATGGCAGCAGCGGCTGCATCGAGCGCGGTTTCGCGAGCGAGAGGTTCCGGCATTCCAGCAGCAAGCGCCTCTTTCAAATTTGCGCGGTAAACAATCGCAGCCGAGAAACTGGTTGTCGCGGTATCCATCCAATTAATAAGAGACATGGATGTTTCGGCGATTTTTGCAGCCTTACCGGGTCGCCCGCCGTATTTTTCAAACAGAAACCTTGATTCCGCAGTTGCGCCACCGCGCAGGCGTGTTTGTAGCGCATCGCTTTCAAAAACTGTTTTGATGTCTTGGATCAGTTGATCTGGCGATTGCATCGCAGTCACAACTTGCTTCATGTCGAGCGCAAGCCCAAAGCGCACGGCGTTGTCCAACTGCATGGCCAAGGTTTTAAGATTGAAACCGAGTGATGCCACGGACTGCCCTCCTATGACAGAACCAAGTATTGCATTTGCCCATGCGGCTCCACGGGATTGGTTGCCTCCCCTTTGCTCCAGTTGGTCCGCCCATAGACCTGCAAGTTTCAAAACATTGTCGCCATGCTTTTTTTTGATTGCATCACGGACATCTTTATTATTGAGCAGCGAGCGAAACTCCCTCGCCAATTCGGCGAAATTGACCCAATGCGCTTGGGTCAGAATGTGCTGCTGCATGACGCTTAAAGCGTCTTCCGCTGCGATTTCAGATGAGTGGGACACACGCGACTTTGCAAAACTGGGAGTGCTTCCCTTGGATACAGGCACGCCATCAAGGCCAATATCCGGAACATCCTCAGAATGTTTAAAACGAGTCGGCGCGTAGTTTTTCACTTGCGGCATGTTCATGCCAAACATCCGTGAGTAGACCGGATTCACAATGCTTGCGCCCTTCCCGTAGAGTTCTTGTGCGTAGGCGATCATTGATTCAGAAACTGGATCGGAGGTCAGTTTGCGAAGGTCAATGATGCTATCGTCATTCCACCCTTCCCGACGCATCTTGTCTTGGACATCTGGTTGGTTCCACGAAAGGAGAAGCTGGATCGCTTTCCCACGGGTCATTGGCAAGCGGACTTCTTTTCCGGGGTAAACGACCTGCTTGAGCGTGATATTTTCTTTGCGAGTGTCTGCTGGCAATGCAGCAAGTTCATCAGAAAGGTTTTTGATATCGGCATCAGTCAAATCGCTACGATCAATTTCGCCACGCACGACTTTCTCTGCTTGCTCAATGGTGAGTTCGGTATTCTTAACTTTTCTACCTTGAAGATATCGCACGGAGTTTGGAGCCTCGGTTTTAAGCATCTCCAAAGCCCTCCCTGCGCTGATGCCTGCATTTTTAGCTCCTTCGCGAAGCGCATTGAGAATTCCTTCGCGTTGGTCGATCTCGGCTTTTTGAGCAGCGACATCTGCTTTGCGGAGTCGAGTTGAGAAATCTGCGGCTACATCTGGCGGGAAAAGGGCTGTGACAAACTGCTCGAAACTGGCGTGATCAAGTAGCGCGTGGTTTGCCCAATCGGATACGCGATCCATGAATGTCTTGTTTTTAAAATCATCAGATCGGGTTGCCTCCCCTACCCACTCCACGGTCTTCTTGGCTCGTTCCCGGTTCTCGGCGATGCGGGCTTCCTCTTTGATGCGCCACGCTTCGCGCCCAAGTTTGAGTTGGTCTTTGAACCACTCGTAGGCTTGCGCGAGCGTTTCGGAGTTCCGGTTTTTAAGGTCGCCAAATTGGTTGAGAATTCCCCACTCCTCCACCATGTCGGCGGAGTTCTCGGATATAGCCATGGTTTGCTCCAGTTGGAGCATCCGTTCCGACACAGCATCCTCGTCCATCATGGTGGCGCGTTGAACCATATCCGCGAGCTTTTGCTTTTCTGGTCCCAGCGTGGATTTGCGGACATTGTTGTCACCGGCCTTCGGGCGCGACTTCTTGACGAGGTCGAGGATCGCGGTGCGGTATTCGCGGGCGAGAACCTTTTCGAGTTCGGTGTCGATCTTCTTGATGCGGTCGCGGAAGAAATCGGCGATGGCCTTGTCGGCCCGCTTGGTGGAGAGGTTCTCGGTTGCGGTGTAGCCGGGTGGAAAATCCACTTTCTTTCCGGCTTGCCCGATATTTAGACCTTGATCCATCCATGCGCTGATTAGCGCCCCCTTCATCCCACTGACTTCACTGATTTTCACCCCGTCCTTGAAAACATCGTGCGGGGCGATCCCAGCGAGCTTTGTATAGCCCCCCACCCTGCCGCGAACTTCTGGCGGGAGGACGGAGAGGATGCCGTCGAGTTCGCCGAGGGCTTGCAGGATTTGCGTGCGGCGGATTTGCGATTCGTCGGAG